CTACATCATCCCTGGCGAGAAGACGCGCGACACGATGCTGCTGGTGTCCAAGATCACTGATCTTTGCGACCCTCAGCGGGCAAGGAGTTTCAATGGCATACCTATGCTGCCCGATGCGATCTTTGTCGATGAAACGGGTTTGGGCGGGCCAATCGTGGATCGGCTGCGGCAGTTGGGCCTGAACGTGTTTGGCGTTAATTTTGGCTCCTCGCCGTTTGATAAGCAGCATTTTGTGAACCGTTCGGCCGAGATGTGGTTCCGGATGAGGGAATGGCTGATCGCCGGTGGCGCGCTCAAGGATCATCCCGAGCTGGAAATGGATCTTACCGCCAGAGGCTTTACGCACAATGCCAAGGATCAACTGGTGCTCGAATCCAAGGATGATATGAAAAAGCGCGATCTGGCCTCGCCTGACTGGGGCGATGCCCTGGCACTGACCTTCGCGCTGAATGTGACCAAGATCGAGCGCGATCAGCGCGGCAGGATCAGGCAAGGCAATGCCGGCGCCGCCATAACTGACTACGACCCGATGGAGTTCAACTTATGACAGATTCTGACCGAACAGCAAACCTGAAAGCGTGGGCCAAAGTCATATTCCTGGGGCTGTTGAAATGGCCGTTAAAGCTGCTGGCCTTGGTGGTGGTGCCGTTTCTGGGTGATGAGGCTCGGGTCAATCATCGTGTCTTCGGGGTGAATGATGCGACCGACCTGAGCTGGAAGAACATTGCCGTGACCAACGGCATTCACAATCTCACCGACAGGCCGCAGGTGGAATTCACCAGCAAGGGTGAAATCAATGAGAAGGTTGCTGGCCTGCAAGTGCGTTGGCGCGTCAGTAAAGATGGCAAGTATGTGAGCTATCGCAGGGCATGGGGTCCGCCCAGACCGAAAAAGGGCAAGCGCGAGGTGTACGTTGGCTGGACCATGAACGAAACAGCGACCATGCGCCTGACGTTCTTTCAGTTGAGATTCTGGTGATCGTAGTTGCGTCGGTGTATCACACCGGCACTAATTTCATATTTCAGCACCTTCTCAAGGGCATGACGCAAGTCGGCATCGCCCCTGACAGCAAGTACGTCAAAGGGTTGCCGCGCAACTCTTTCGCGCGCATTCACTGTGATCTGTCACAGCATGTTTACCTGCAATGGTGGCTACTGCGCTGCCTGTGCGTGGTTCCGATGCGCCATCCGGTGTCGGTGGCCGAGTCGTGGAAGGCTCGCGGCAGAGATCTGGCGAATCTCGCAATTCAGTGGAATATTCTGAAAACCGAGGTGGATCCATACGAGCCGATGTACCTGCCGATTGACTCTCCAGACAGGATGAACTGGCTGGACACCATAAGCCGTAACATCGATCGAGAATTACAAACGGACTGGCCTGTGGTAATGTCCTGCAACAAGAGCGCCACGCTGACCGAGACAGAACGCGAGGCCGTTGTTGAGGTCATGGATGATGGCTTCTTTGACCGATTTGGTTACGAGGAATAACGCAATGTGTTTTGCATCCACGCCCGACCTTCCACCCGTACCAGCCGCACCACCACGATTACCTGATGAAGGCGTAAGGCTCGCCAGAGCTGATGAGATATCAAAAAGGCGGCGAGCTGCCGGGCGCGCATCCACCATTTTGACAGGACCGGGCGGCGTAACCAGTCAGGCCAATACCACTGGCAACACGCTTCTGGGCCAGTAATGAGAACGCGCATCCAGCACTACAACAAGCGGCTTGAGGCGCTGCGCACCGAGCGCTCTACGTTCGAGTCGCACTACAAGGAGCTTTCCGACAACATCCTCGCCGCCAGAGGGCGCTTTCTGACCACGGATCGCAACAAGGGTCACAAGCGCAATACCAAGCAATTCAACAATACTGGTAGACGGGCATCACGCTCGCTGTCTGCTGGCATGATGGCGGGTATGTCCTCGCCGGCACGGCCATGGTTCAGGCTCGGCACGCACAACAAGGCGTTGCGCGAGATTGGCGCGGTGAAGCGCTGGCTTAATGATGTTGAGCGGCTGCTGTTCGCGATCTTTGCTGAATCCAACTTTTACAACACGCTGGCCCAGGTCTACAAGGAACTGGGCACGTTTGCGACCGCTCCGATGGCGATCTACGAGAATTTCGAAAATGTCATAAGGTGCCAGCAGTTCACGGTCGGATCATACTTCCTTGGCGTCAACGGCACGGGCTTTGTAGACTCGTTCTATCGCGAATATCAGCTCAGTGTCGCGCAAGTGGTGAAGCAGTTTGGCTATGAGAATTGCTCAACCTCGGTGCAAAACAACTGGACAAATGGCACCACCGAGGCGTGGGTCGACATCATCCATGTCATCGAGCCGAACGACAATAGCGACTCTCAATTGACGTTGCCGCCACCAATGGCCTATCGCTCGGTGTATTACGAGAAATCCGAGACTGAAAAACTTCTGGCTGAGAAGGGCTTCGAAGAATTCCCGATCATGGCCCCGCGTTGGGAAGTCACCGCGGAGGACGTCTACGGTAACGAGTGTCCCGGTATGACGGCGCTCGGCGATGTCAAACAGCTCCAGATTCAGGAGAAGAAGAAAGCACAAGCCCTTGATAAGTTGGTGGACCCGCCACTACAGGCACCCGCGGAGATGCGTGGGCAACGTATATCGCTGATACCGGGCGACACCTCGTACGTCGATCAGCGTGGGCCGGGCACGGGTATTTCGTCAATTTATGACATCAGCCCTGATTTCAATGCTATCTCGGCCGATATTATGAATACCGAGCATCGCGTCAATCAGGCGTACTTCGTTGACCTGTTCCTGATGTTCACCAACATTCCCGATCGCGAGCGCGTCACGCAAGAGGAAATAATCAAGAAGCACGAAGAAAAGCTGTTGATGCTGGGTCCGATGTTGCAGCGCACACAGACTGAGCTGTTCGATAAGGTCATTGAGCGCACGTTCAATATAGCGCTAAGGTCAGACATCGTGCCTGACGCACCGCAAGAGCTTGAGAACCAGCAGCTTCGTGTGGAATACATCTCGCCGCTGTTCCAGGCTCAAAAGTCGGTTGCAACGGCGTCGATTGAGCGTTTCTCAGGGTTTGTGGGGCAACTTGCACAAACGAGCCCAGAGGTGATGGACAAGTTTGATGCCGATCAGGCGGTAGATGAGTACGCAGACGCCATTGGTGTGAATCCGAGCATTGTGCTGACAGATGATGAGGTGATGGATATTCGAGCGCAGCGTGAACGCCAGCTCATGGCCCAACAAGCCGCAGCAATGGCCGCGCCAGCCAAGGATGCCACACAGGCGGTGAAGAACCTTGCTGATGCCGAGCAATCTGACGGTAGCGCACTGGATGGCCTGTCAGGGGCTATCCAACAGGTGAACCAATGAGTCAGGAAAACATGAGCAAGGCGGAAGAAAAGCGCCAGCGTCAGGAAGCGACGAATGACATCATTGCTGTGATGAACACTGCGCCGGGGCGTCGATATATTTGGCGGCTACTTGAAAGCGCCAGGGTGTTCGGTTCATCATACGCGCACCAAAGCAACCAGACATTTTTTCGGGAAGGGCAACGCAACGTGGGACTCGCAATTTTTACCGCCGTGCTCGCTGCCAGTCCCGAGCTTTTCTTACTGATGCAAAAAGAGCATTATATTTTAGAGACGCCGGACACGCCGGCAGAGGAAACATCCAATGACTGACGAAGGTATGCAACCAGACGGCTCAGGTGCTACCCCACCAGTAGACGGAACCCCACCAGTAGACGGTACGCCGCCTGTTGATGGAACCCCAGAGGCTCCGGCCGATGGGACTGTTCTAACTGATGATAAGGGACCGCAAGGAGCACCAGAGACATACGCCGATTTTACTGTGCCCGACGGCATGGAGATTAACTCTGACTTACTGGAACAGGCATCGCCTGTTTTCAAAGAGCTTGGCCTTAGCCAAATTCAAAGCCAGCAGTTGGTCAATATGTACGCGACGCAGATCCAGGCCGAATCTCAAGCGAATTCGGATTCATACAATCAGACGGTAAAAGGTTGGGTCGATGAGGCCAAAGGTGACACGGAGATCGGCGGGGATGCGTTCGACGAGAATGTCGGCATCGCCAAACGTGGCATCGATAGCTTCGGCACACCCAAGCTGGTAGAGGTACTGAACCAGACAGGGCTGGGGTCACACCCCGAGTTCATCAGGCTCTTTACCCGCATCGGCAAAACTATCAAAGAGGATGAGCCAGGCAGTACCGGTGGTGCTACTGGTGATGACCTCACGGGCGCTCAGATTCTGTATCCAGATTTGATTAAGAGCGCGTGATTGTAATGAACTAAACCTGAGGAAAGATAATGGCTACATTAGGAGCTACCTACTTGACCCTTGTTGACCTGTTCAAACAACAGGAAGGCGATGGAAAGGTCACCGCTCAGATTATCGAAATGCTGGCTGAAACAAACCAGATTCTCGATGACATGGTGGTAATGTCGTGTAACAACGGCACCAAGCATCTTACGACCTCTCGCACCGGGCTCCCTGCCGGTACGTGGCGTAGGCTGTATCAAGGCGTTCAGCCAACCAAGTCGGAAGTCCGTCAGGTAACTGACACGACTGGTATGTTGGAAAGCTGGTCAGAAGTCGATTCAAAGCTGGTGTCATTGTCAGCTAATCCTGGTCAATTCAGGATGAACGAGTCGGCGGCATTCATCGAAGGCATGTCAAACGACATGGCGAATACGATCTTCTACGGAAATACCGATACCGATCCTGAGCAGTTCATGGGATTTGCACCACGCTTCAATTCGCTGAGCGCCGAAAATGGCGGTCAGATTATTGATGCTGGCGGCACTGGTTCGGATAACTGTTCGATCTGGTTTGTCGTGTGGGGCGAACGCACTTGTCACGGTATCTATCCTGGCAGCGAATCTGCTGGTTTGGGTCGCGCAGACAAGGGCATGGTTACCAAGACGAACTCTGACGGCTCGCTGCTTGACGTCCATCGTGAGAAATTCACATGGGATCTTGGCCTGAGTGTTCGTGATTGGCGCTATGTGTCTCGCATCGCCAACATCGATAACAGCCTCGCACTGGCTGGCTCGGTGCAACTTTACGACTTCATGCGCAAAGCGTACTACCAGCTTCAGCAACGCCGGGTTACTGGCGGTCGTGCTGCGATCTACTGCAACACGGACATGCTGGAAGTGCTGGATGCACTGGCGAGCAACCAAGGTGCCTCAGACAGTTTCGTACGTCTGACCCGCGGCCAGCTCGACGGCAAAGAAGTTGTGAGTTACCGGGGAATCCCGATCCGTGAATGTGACGCCCTTCTCAACACAGAGGCTCAAATCACGTAGTCGTGGTTTAGTCAAAGAGGAAATCAAAATGATTCTCGATATGCAAAGTTTGTTCTCCGACGATCAGGCTGTCGCTGGCTCAAACGTCGCGTCTACCAATATCATCGATCTTGGTGCTACTGGTACGCCGCCGCTTTCGGCAACAGCTCTGATCCGTGATATCGGCAAGGGCACTCCAGTTGAAATCCTGATTCAGTGTACTGTCGCGCACGCTGGCACCTCGCCAACGCTCGACGTCACGCTGGAAATGGATACGACGGATGCGTTTGGTTCTGCAACCACCGTAGGCACGGCCGTTCAAATGGCTGGTGCTGTAGTTGGTGACAGGGCCAGTATTTTCTTCCTTCCTGAAGGAATTACTGAAAGGTATCTGCGGGTTTTCTACACCGTTGGTGGAACCACGCCGACCATTACGGTTACGGCTGGTATCGCATTGGGCACACAGTCCAATTTCCAATAAGTAAGTAAGCGGTAAGGGGCTTCGGCCCCTTGCTGCTATTTTTTGGCCGAGGGAGAAGCTAAGTGGCAAAGTTCAGGGCAATAGCAAAGGGTTACTACGGTGACGTAATTCACGATCCCGACACTGACCACCACGTTATTTTTGAGGGGCCAGATGACCTTGAGGGTAGCTGGTTCGTGAAGGTCGATGACGACACTCCGGTGCAGAAGGTCGCCGAGGTTTCAGAGGAGACGGCTGAGGCCGAGGAGATCCTTGAGACTGAGGCTGATGCTGCGTCTGATGATGTTGACATCAATAAAGAAACTGGCGTTGAAACACTGTAATGACCTCGGTTGTCTCCATATGCAACATGGCATTGGGGCGGTTTCGCGGTAGGCAAATAGCTGCGCTCACCGACCAATCCGTCGAGGCCAATGCCTGCACGACGTACTACGAGGCGTCGCGTGATCTTGTGCTGGCTGACTTTCCGTGGAATTTTGCCGGCAAGTCGGCAGTACTGGGGCTACTCAGTGAGGAACCTGAAGAATGGTCTTTTGCGTACGCTTACCCGAGCGACTGTCTGAAGGTTCGCTACCTGCACGCCGAGAGTAAGCTAAGGCAGAATCAAGACGCCATCGCGTATGACGTCAGCCTGGCATCGGATGACAGCAAGGTTATTGTTACCAATCTCGATCTGGCGCGCTGTCGCTACACGATGAAACTGACGAACGTGAATCACTTCGATCCGCACTTTGTGACGGCGCTGTCGTGGTATCTGGCGAGCGAGATTGCCATTCCGATAGCGGGTGTTTCCAAGGGTCAACTGCTTGCCAATCGTGCTGCCGAGGGTTATCGAAATGCCATCAAGGCGGCGTATGCGGCGAATGCTAACGAGAGCGATACGGGTCTGCCGCGCGAGCCTGAAACGATAAGAGCCCACCAGTGACATGCCTGAAATCCCACAAAGGAATTTTACGGGCGGCGAGCTAGATCCGGCACTGCACGCGCGCTCCGACCTCACCAAATATCGCAACGGTCTTGCGACACTGCGTAACTTCAAGATCCACCCGCAAGGCGGTGTGTCGAATCGTGAGGGCACGGAGTTTATCTACCCAACCAAGGATTCAAATGCCGTATCGCGGCTAATTCCGTTCGAGTTCAACAAGGATCAGGCGTACGTTCTCGAGTTCGGCAATCTCTACATGCGCGTTTTCAAGGATGGTGGCGCCGTGCTCGATGGTGCCGGGCCGGCGGTTTACGAGCTGGTGACCCCCTATGTGACGGCGGATCTGCCACTACTGAAGTTCACGCAGTCGGCAGACACCATGACGATCTGCCACCCTGACTATTCCGAGAAGGACCTGACGCGCACCGATCACGATGCGTGGACGTTGAGTGAAATATCCTACGCACCAACGATATCGACGGTTGTTGCCCTGTCTGCTACCGAGGGCGGCAATGGTGGTGGCGATTTTGATAAAACCTACGCTTACGTTGTCACTGGCGTTAATCCAGATGGCGAAGAATCCTTGCGCAGCAATGTCGTTACGGAAACGACGAAATCTCTGGATGGCACCCATTACGTTGATATCACCTGGGGCGCTCTGTTCGAAACGCCCGATTATTACAACGTCTACAAGGCCGAGTCTGAAACCTCTGATATCTTTGGCTGGATTGGTGAATCAAACACACTCACCTTTCGAGACTACAACCTGTTACCTGATATCTCGGACACGGCTGATGCCGATGCTCGCGATCCATTCCCAAGCCTGACTGGAGATGACTTCCCAGGTGTTGTCACGTACTACCAGCAGCGGCAGATATTCGGTCGCACCAACAACAACCGGCAAACGATCTTCGCCACGCAATCTGGCAACTACAAGTCGATGCGCCGCTCGAGGCCGACAAAGGCTGATGATTCCATAGAGCGCACCATTGCGGCTCAAACGGTGAACGAGATCCGGCACTTTGTGGAGCTGGACGCACTGCTGATCTTGACCTCTGGTGGTGAGTGGCGCGTCACAGAAGGTCAGGATGGCGTTATGACACCGGCCTCAGTCGGCTTTCGCCAGCAAACAGATTACGGATCATCCGATGTGCCACCGGTAAAGATCGGCAACTCTGCGCTGTTCGTGCAGACAGGCGGTAAGACGGTCAGGGATCTGGCATATACCTTCCAGTCAGACGCCTATGCCGGCAATGACCTGTCACTACTTGCCAAGCACCTATTCAAAAACAGGACGGTGAAGGAATGGGCATACGCTCAAGAGCCGGACGGTATCGTTTGGACGGTTATGGACGATGGCGAAATGCTGGGCCTGACCTACCAAAAAGAACATCAGGTATTCGGCTGGCACCATCACGACACACAAGGCACGTTCGAGTCGGTCGCGGTGATACCGGAAAACGATCTCGATGCTGTGTATGTGATCGTGAAACGCACCATCAACGGAGCGACCAAGCGCTATGTCGAGCGCATGAAGCCGCGCGACTGGCTGGTTGCCGAGGACGCTTTTATCGTTGATTGCGGGCTCACCTATGACAGTACGCCGGCGACGACAATCTCTGGCCTGGATCATCTTGAGGGCATGGTGGTAGTAGCACTGGCTGACGGCAATGTGGTTACAGCCGACGACTCGGGAACTCCCCTAACCGTTTCAAGTGGCGCTATCACATTGCCGACCTCAGCGAGCAAGGTGCATATCGGGCTATCGTACACTTCAGATTTTGAAACGCTGGACGTTGATCCGGTGCAGTCAATCATTCAGCGCGATGCGTTCCGCGGCAAGCCCCTGAATGTCGGTGAGGTCATTGTCAAGGTGAAGGACTCGCGCGGCGGCTACATTGGGCCCGATGAGACAATGTTGAACGATCTGCCATCGCGTGAGGTTAGCGACAGCTACGATCCGCTGGCCTTACAGACGACTGAGTACAGGGTATCGCTTGAGGAGGACTGGACATCGAACGGCAAAGTTTTCATACGTCAGACTGATCCACTGCCAATGACGATCCTGGCAGTGATACCAGACGTCGATGTCGGCTGATGTCGTCAATGCAACGTGGGAGCATATCGAGCCGATAGCATCGAACATGCGTGAGGCTGATGTGATTGAGGTTTGGTTGTCGTCACACCGGACGCCACACCAAGCGATGAAGGAAGCATTTGAAGTGTCGGTAAAGGCTTGGACGATCATGGAGGACGGCGTGCCCATTGGCATGTTTGGTGTATCCTCGGTGTCAGTGCTTGGCACGACAGGGATACCGTGGCTACTTGGGACAGATGGAATGCTAAAAATTAAACGTCAGTTTGTCCGCGAGTCCGCGAAATATCTGCGTGCGTCGCACAAACTGTATCCGCGGCTGGCTAACTTTGTTCATGCGAACAATGCGGAAAGTCTGCGCTGGCTGATGTGGCTTGGATTCGATTTTTCTGGGCCGGTAAAGGCTGGCCCTGACGGTGCCGAGTTCTACAAATTCGAGAGGGTATCCGATGTGTGAACCGACTACCTGGATAATGATCGGCGGCATGGTGCTCAGTGCCGTCGGTCAGCAACAGCAAGGGCAGGCATCGAAAAAGGCGGCTGAGGCGAACGCTAAAGTGCAGCTATTTCTGGCTGAAGATGCCGAGGCTCGCGGTGAGGCTGATGTAGCGAGCCAGAAGCGCGTAACTGAGGCGGCGAAGGGTTCACAGGTGGCGAAATTCGGTGCCAGTGGTGCCGAGATCAATACCGGCAGCTCGCTGGAAATCATTGCCGACACAGAGGAGTTCGGCAAGCTCGATGAACTGCGTATCAGGAGCAATGCCGAGCGTGAGGCGTATGCCTACCGGTCTGCGGCGGCGATTGGTCAATCGGCGGGTATCAACGCAGCGCGCAGCGCGAATTTAACGGCACTGGGCACGGTTCTAGGCGGTGCCAGCACAGTGTCTGGAAAATGGCAGGTGTTCAGGGCCGACAATCCTGGTAGCACATGGCGCGACTTCTTGGGCAACAATGCCGTCAGTCGGGACTTCCAAGGGCGCGTAATTCGAAATACACCGCTGACTGGATAGATAATGGGCCTAACAGTACCTACAGTCGTAACAGAGAGCGTTCGCAGCGCGCCTATTAACGCGCCACTACAGCCGGTCAAAGGGGCTGGTGTTGACGTTAGTGGCCTGACGCAAGGGCTGGATGCTGGTCAAGCGGCGCTGGAAAGTGCTGAGTTGCAGCTATCTCAAATCCGTATCTCCAGCGCCGAGACTGACATTCTGAATCGCTGGAACGCGCGCCTTAATGAGGACGACGACGCCTACTTCAAGAGTGGCGGTCAGGATGCTGTTGAACGGCTTGACCCATCCATGCAGGAGCTGGATCAGATTGCCTCAGAGGTTATGGGCGGGCTGAAGAACGGCACTGAGCGTCGCATTTTGACAGATGCCCTTGCTCTGAGGCGCATGAACAACCGTACCAAGATGTCGTTGCACTCGTTCGATTCGCGGCAGGAGTGGGATGAGAACACCGCGCTGGGTAATCGTGCCGCTCAAATCGAATCGGCAATCAATGATCCGTCGCCTGAGAATCTAAGGCTTTCTCGCGAACGAGTCATTGACGAAACCAACGCGATATCAAAGATCAACCACCTACCGCCGGAGGCGGCTGAGGTTAATGCCGCTGTGGCGGTCAGTGCTATGTATAAGGCGGTGATCGACAACCTTATCGCGCAGCAAAAGCCGTTCGAGGCAATGGAAGCCTTTGCTCGCTACGGGCCGGCCGGTACTGATGAAATTCTCGGCGACGATGAAACTAAATTAACCGCGGATCTGGCTGAAATGACGATCTCTGTGCAGTCCAGTGCGCTCGCGCTTGAGGCTCGTAACAGTAGTGACAATGCCAAGGAACAGCTAGCTCACGCCAGAAACAAGTTTGGCCCGACGCCAACCCCGCAAGAGATTGCGATCATTGAGGCGGCGACAGCCAAGGTCACGGCACAGCGGAGCCAGGAAGAAACTGCCGACACTATCGCCAACAAAGAGAATTACGATTATCTTGGTGAGCAGATTATGGCTGCGTTGCGTGTTCCAGGTGCATCCAGAGGCATCGAACTCATTGAGGGTCTGCGGTCCACGCACCGAGAGCGATTTGATGATTTATCGACAGCACAGCGAGCAAGTCTTGTTGCACTTGCAGGCGCTGGCACGCCAACACAAACGACGCCAGAAGGGCTGGCGGTCAGGGCTCAGATACTTGATCTGGCGGCTCTGAACCCAGCCGAACTCAAGCGCATCGTTACCGACGAAGAAGGTAACAGGTCGTTTGCTTATGACGCTGGAAACTACCGCTCGATACTAAGTGAGTCAGATTGGAAGGAAGTTGATAAGGCCATCCGTGACGCGAAGGGTGCAGGAATAACCAGCGATACAAGTTACTTGCAGTCCCAGCAAACGACGCTGAATGAAAGAGCTGGTCAAGCTGGTATTGACCTGACCGTTTCCGCTGATGACTTGTCGGATACTGCGATCAGGCTGCAAAGAGAAACACAGCAGCGCGTGAGCGATTTTGAGTGGATACAGGGTCGTAAGCCACTTGCGCCAGAGTATGACGAAATTCTCGATAGGGTCTTTATGCGGGTTCTTTTGCCTGACAATAGGACGCGCCCCGAGCTGTTTAGTGTATTTGCGCCAATCCAGCAGGCACTATTTGAATCAGGCGCTGCTGACCCAGTGTTTGCCTTCAAGTTGGAGCTAAAGGACATTCCAGCCAGTCACCGCGAAGAACTCAGACAGGCGTTCTTCAATACAAAGGGCAGGTTCCCTAATGAGAACGAGGAACTTGATTTTTACGCTGATATTTTGAGCCGGCGCGGCTCGCGCGAGAAACTGTTAGGTGAGGGCCGTTGACAGACAAGCCCATCAGCATAGGGCTTGATCAGGACAGCGAGCCGGAAGAAGTTGTCACAGATAAGTTCACTCCTGCACAGAGCAACCTGGATAGCGTTATAGAGTTTCGTGAGGCACAGACTCGCCAAGCGGTGAGTGTGGGTGTTGAGAAGAACCCCGACCAAGAGGCCAAGGTAGTAAGCCTGTCGGAACAGACCGGCCTACCACCTGACACCGTTGAGCGACAGCTTAGCGATGTTGAGAAGCGCCAGAAAACCTTAGACCTTTTGGCGCAGGATTACGGTCGACGGGCTCCGTCACTCCGAAATAAATTAGCCGACCCGTCGTTCGTCGGCATGACCCACGACGACATGGAGAACCTTGTTCGCACCGAAGAAGTGATGCGTAACAATGACATGGGCTACCTGGAGAAGATCGGGGCCAACTATAAGAAGAACCGCGCACTGGTGGAGTCGTCAGAGATTGGTGTCGCGCGCTGGCAAGCTCAGCTTGGTATTGGTGATGAGGTGAGCGAGCGTCAATTACTACGGCTCGAGAACCTTGAGAAAGATACCGGCTTCACGCACGAAACCGGCTTCTTTGCTGGTATCCCTGTTGAGTCGGTCGGTATGTTGCCGATGGTGTTCGACGTACTGGCCGAGGGTGGTATTGCTGGAACTGGTGGTGCAGCCCTTGGTGGCGCTATCGGTTTTGCAGCGACGCGCACACCAGCGGGCGCTACGGCTGGCGCTAAGTTCGGTGGTGGGCTGGCGTTCAAAATGGGTGCGTTTCACTCCGTTTTTAACATCGAATCAGGACTTGCCTACAACGATTACGTTCAGACTGATGGCATTGACCGTGACATGGCGGCAAAGGCGTCAATCGTGGTTGGTGCCATCAATGGTTCGCTTGAGTTCTTCTCGCTGTCGCTCATAGGGCGCACTGTAACGCCAGCTCTGCGCTCCGTTATCCGCTCCAGAGTAAGGCGCATGATGGCGACTGAAACTGGCAGACAGGTAATTCAGCGCATTGCAGGACGCTATTTGGCCGCTGCCGGCGGTGAAGGGCTCACCGAGGGGATGCAGGAAGTCTCGACCATGGCCGGCGAAGTGTTTGCCGGCATGTTCAAAGAGGGCGAGGAGGTCACCGAAGAAAATCTCAACACTGCCTTTGATGAGATGCAGGGGGCGCTGCCGGAGATAATCAAGTCAGATGAGGTGAAGGGCGCTGCGCTGGTTGGGCTTCAGGCTGGTCTTGGCCTTTCGTTCCCAGGCTCGGTTGCCAGTAGCGTTAGCCAAACCCGCGGCAAGAAAACAAAAACGAATGTTGAGCAAGGGCGCATCGATAAGATCGTTGAGCTGTCAACCGATGCCAAGCTACGGCCACGCTCGGGCAAGGTCTACCGGCAAACGATTGAGGAGATCGCCGAGGAGATCGAGGCAACCACTGGTGAGGTCAATGAGATCTACTGGACCGCCAGCGAGGCCCTGAAGTGGCTTGAAGCTGAGGAAATAGACATAAACGAGCCGCCCCCTTCTGCTGGGGTGGCTTCCATTCTCGAGCAACTGTCAGACGCACTGGCTACCGACGGCGATATTGTGCTGTCGATCGCTGACTTTGCGACTGACATAGCGCCGAGCGAGAACTTTGCCGAGACTGTCAGGGCTCACGTAAAGATGAGCGACGATGCGTTCACCCAGGGCGAGCTAAAGGACGTCGATGCAACGGTCGAGAAGCGCATTAAAAAGCTGATCGACGACGCCAAGATATCGGTCGAAACTCAGCGACAGGTTGAGTTAATTGCAGCACAGGTGACGGAACAGCTTATCGACACGAACAAGCTGGACAAGGAATCTGCGAAAACCTCTGCCTCACTGATATCGAACTACGTGCTGACCAAAGCCGCGCGCACTGGTATGTCGGTCGAGGACGTATTCGCCAAAATGGGGATTGAGATTGTCGGACCCGAACACGCGCCGCTTGAGGGCGATGCGATTCTGGATCAGGTGATCGAGGCGAACCGGATGGCCGAAGTGCAGCTCGCTAGGCTGGATGAAGAAGGCGCACGACTGGATCAGGAGTCGGAAATTATTGGCGCCCAGATTGGGCAGTTCGATAATTTTGTCGAAATGCTGTCACGTAATCTTGGGATTGATTTTCGGGAGGCGACTGACACTGACCTTGAGGGTAATTTCTTTGAGGCGCTGAGTCAGGAAACGCTACCGAAAGGATCGAACTTTGACTTCGGGCCGGCTGGTGTGGCTGTTTTCCCGTTTCAGGATATTGAGGGTACTCAGGCGACCCCCTCGGGGCTGACGCAACAGGTTCGCGGCTTGCAGGAAGCGAATCAGGCCAACATTGACCGGCAAGCTGAGATTGAGACT